CAACTCCAGTCCGGTATCAATGGTTCACTGACCTTGGATTCTCCCATCTTAATCGCACGACCACCCCCAAATATATTAAGGGTAGAGGAAGAAGGATGATGAACCAAGTTGTAGACTTTGCCTTTATTCATGAAATATCTGGTTTGCCACGCAATTTGGTGAGGGCGTAGCGCGATATTTTTTAATGACTTTAACCTGTGGACTTTCAATTCTAGCCAAAATGCCTGACCATTCAGTATGCCATGCAGGTCAGGGATTCCTGGAGTCGCCCAAGACTCTAAGCGTGTCCAAAACACGCCTAGGTCTTGAGTTCCTTCTCTTAGTTTATACCAAAGTTTACTTTCAGGTTTACTTGTCAAGCATATGTACCAGTGTAAGTTTCAGGGACAAACTCCATACTGCATACTTTATGGGTGCTGTCATCAATTGTAATAGTATATTTATAATCAATGTCACCGTGTATACCGTTAGTTATTTCATACTTGCCTGTCAATTGCATAGGCTCGTAATGTGTTTGCTTGTGTCTCGGGTTTAATATTTTACGCACCCCGTCCCATGCTTCATGCTTAACTAACAGGTCGGCATAGAACTCTAATAAACGGCTTGGCTCAGCAAACAACTTTTTTATACCCTCATTAGTGTGTGGGGCTAACTGTTCGTCGCCCTGTTTTACAAACTCTTTGTAGTTGTCTGCATACCAACGTATAGCCTCAACATATTTTTTTAGCTCAGGCAACACGCTGTTAGGGTAACCATCGTAATGTCTGTAAATGTACTTAACTTGGTCACCGCACTCTAAAACTATATTACATCTTGTACCCATTTGTCTAACCCTTTCTCGGTTATTTATTAACTATAATTAGTATAGCAACAGCGTTTACACTGAGTAACCCTTTTTATGTCTTATTTTGTCTTGTCATCTGCTTGGTTTTCTATCAGTACATTACCGTCAGCAACAGCGGCAAGTGCAGGGAACTCCTTTTGAAGTTTCTGTATTTCTTTCATCACTTGCTCCCTGTCCATTTGGTCTATTTTTCCATGCAGTATTTCTTTACGATCAATGTAGAGACCTGCGGCTTGTCCCCGTGATTTTTCAGCGGCGACAGCTGCGGCGAAGTTACCACCTGTCATTGCTTGGTCTCTTATTTCAGCTAACTTTTTTACATGGCTTTCAAAGCTGACTTCATACTTTTTGGCTAACTCAGCTTTTAGTTCACCTATTCTCGCAACCACGTTGGGGTAGCGTTGACCATTTAATAATTGTGATGCAATGGCGTGTGCAGATTTTACTGAGTACCCTGCCCTGACTGCGGCCTCTGTTTGGCTGATGTCCTCACATACATACAGTCTTGCAAACTCTTCTTGCTTGGGCGTTATGTTCTTTTCTGTTCGTGGGTTGGCTACAATTTCAAGCGTTGGCTTGTGAGTAGCTTTGGCTAAAACCATGATGATGTCCTTTTTGTTTTGCTACTTTGCTATAATAGGAAGAATTACGAAAAGTTACTAGTTCAAAAAAATTTTAAATTCGTCGCGCGTACCGAGAAAGTTACTGATTAATTGAACCATTGACCATGTACAATATCTCAATACCACTGCTAACTCATTGTTTATATGTGTATAGTCATATATCGTATATTTTCAAATGTTAAAAAACCATTTCATCGTAAATCGTATTTACCCCTATTATACAAAGTTGCATTTATTGAGGGTTTTTGTTGACTATTTTAAGGCCCTTGTGATGGTTTCAAGGTATTTATGTAGGGGTACATACCCCCCAGTAGTTTGAGTGTTACTGGTGCGTCGTTAAGTTGAGATGTGTGGGTAAAAAAGTGAGGGGCAACAGGCCCCCCACCTTCAAGGGTTATAGGTTCAGTATTGGTTTTACTGCGTCAACGGCGACAGCGCATTGGTAAGTGGTCGTTATAACGTGCATTTGGCTGATGTAGTCACGGCTTGGTATATTTTTTGCGTCAAGCACCAGTGTAACTGGGGTGTCAACACGTTGGTATACCATCACGGTAACAATGCCCCTAGCTGTCGTTACTACTAGCCTTTTGTCATTTTCAATGTGGTGTATGTATGCGTCCATACCCTCGTGTGCTGGTACTGGGTCGCTGTTTGGGCCACCAAGCAGGTTGTCGTGGTGGTTGTCAGTGTATGGGGCTAACCCTGCGTCAGCAATAAACTTGTCAAAAAACTGGTCACGTGGTTGTTGTGTCATTTGTAAACCCTTTCTCGGTTTAATTGGTACTATATAAATGGTAGCCCAAGCCGTAATCAAGGGCTACCATTATTACCTCTTTTGTGCTCTAGTTTACGGCACTTAGAGTTTCTGGCATACGTCCAAGTTTTGCAAACGTAGGGTTAGACAACATACTTTTAATGAGAACTACGGTGGCGTCACATTGGTCTGCATTAGTAATTACATACACATGCGTCACATAGTCACCATCACCGTCCATTGTATTGTAAAACGTCACAATTACGTTTTGGCTTTGGTCTTGTTTATTAGTAATTGAGGTAACGAACAACCGTGTATTGTCATTTACAGTGTATGAAAAAGCATTTTTTTCAATACTGTCATTTGGTACAGGTAGCCATGTTTGGTCATAAAAGTCATCTTCACTAGGGTCAGCTAACCCTGTGTCTTTTAAAAATTTTTCAAACAAAGTATTCATGGTACTTCCTTTCTTGTTTAATTTTTACTACTATAAACAGTATAGCCCCCAACAATGTCAGGGGCTACCACTGTTATTTCTTTTGTTTTCAGGTTACTGCCATACAACGGCGAGGTTCATAAAGGTCCATGGTCCTCGGCCGTCTGTTACCCTAACCGTCACTACATAGGTATTGGTCGGTGTGCCTCGGTTGGCGTTACTTGCAATCACAACTCGTTTTTGTGGTTGGCTTAGTCCGTACCAGTTGGGCGTTTCCCATCGTACTATTTCGCTACCTTGCGTGTCAGGGTAAAACCCAGTGCTATGTATCGGGGCAGGGGCATCGTTCTCCCAAAATATGTCGCCTTTGGTTTTTTTAGCCAAGGCAACAAGATCTCTAAACAACCCTGCATAGATGTAATTTTCGTAGGTGGTATCACCTCCTGCAAGGGGGCTGTTTGCAAACATCTCCCACTCTTCGGGGTCCATGCTATTGTTTTCCGTTAACAATGTATCAGCTTCTTCCTGCTTCAGTGCGTAGGGGCAGTATTTAGGCTGAACAAATTTGGGGTACTGTGTCATGTGTAAACCCTTTCTCGGTTTGTTGTGTACTGTTTATATAATAGCCCCCAAAGTTATCAGGGGCTACCATTATTGTGTCTTTTGTGTTCGGGTTATTGGGGCAGGGGTACGATAAACATTTCCTGTCCTTCTTGGCTTGGTGTTTCGTGTAGCACTAATCTACACATTTTCTGCCCTAGCCCTGCATGATAAGTGATTACTTTATTAGTCACATTATGGTGCATCAAAGCCCCTGTAAGTTTCACCTTGTTGCGTGGGGTAGTTTCAACCCAGTCGTGCAGTTTTGGGCAGTCGTTGGTTTCAGGGTCGTACAAGGCAAAAATCACATCGCCATGCCCTGAGCATAAATCAAGTAATTGTCTTTTAATAAACGTTTTTGTGTCGGGGTCATTGCATGAAGCACGATTGGCAATTTGGGTAAGGCTTTTGAACTCCCACCCATATGTGGCTACTTGAAACGTAGAGGGGGGCAGGTTGCAGAAGTGAAAAAACTTGTGTGTCATGGTAAACCCTTTCTCGGTTTAGTTAGTACTATATAAATAATAGCCCCTAACAATGTCAGGGGCTATGGTTATTTAGTCTTACTTGTTCACAATTAATTTAACGTATGGCGTCCCCCAATACTTACTGCTAGGAGAGTAACCGCCATTTAACAAGGCGAGCAGAACGTTGGGCTTTTTGCGTGAATGCCCGAGCTTGGCACATTGGTTAAGGATAAACCCTAACCGTTTGTCACCTTTTATGCCTGTTAGAAAAGCCGATTGGATGAAGTGCCGTACACCTCCTTTCTTACCACCCCATCCAAAGGGTACATCTTCAGGGCTTGGTACAAGGCATTGTATTTCAACGTTGTTTTCGTTGCCACCTGCTTCGGTTCTCACAAAATTGGTAATATCATCGTAAGTAAGCTCTTCGCCGTTAAGTAATAACTCAGCAGGAAAGCCAGAAAGTTTGATCTTGGTTGGCTTTTTCTTGGCAACGGCTTTTACTATTTTTTTAGAGGATGCCTTAGTGGTTTTAGTGGCATCTTTTTTCAAGAAATCTAAAGTTTCCTTGTTAATTTGTACTACTTTTGTCATAATATCCACCTTTCTATGTGGGTTACAATTAAGTTATGGGTACAGTATAAAAGTCAACTTTTAATTACGCAACCCTTGTTTTATCCTAATTGTTCGCGCTTCCTGAATATCCTTTAACAACTTTGTCAACACTGCCCCTTTTTTGTACTTTTTTCTTGCGATTCTTTTTAATGCTTCGCGTGTTGTATAGTTGGGAGGTAGCCCATTGTGAATCCAGTTATGTACTGTAACGGGAGTTATCTTTTGTATTTCAATTAGATCGGCTACAGCTCTCACACCACCGAGTCTCCTAACGATTGAAAGTGCAGTCGGATCCCCAATTTCAACTGCCTTTTCTTCGTTTTTTATTAATTCTTTTTTTAATTCTTTTGGGGTCAACATGTGTACGCTCTCTCTCGTCGTAATCTCATAAAAAAGCCCCCGACAAGGGAAAAGGCAAACTTGTCGGGGGAGTTCCAGGGAGTGGTAGACTAAGGATGAGCTCAGTCTTACCACACATTATCATTGATGAATGATCATGCCAAGGACAATGATAGAAAAAATCCCTATGCAACAAATGACGAACTGCCAAAAGTATGGAAGTTCTGTAAATTGATCTTTTAAATGTAAGAACATATTTTTTATCGTTTTCATAGTAGGGGGATGCTCCTTTCTTTTAGGGTTGTGAACTAAATATCTATTTCATTTATTTTTGTATTTGGTAAATCATCCAATTCTTTTTTGATGTCAGCTTTTCTGTTTTTGATTTCCTGTTGCCTGAGTTTTTCGCTTTCAGACATTCTTTTTTTATATGGCACAGAATCTACTACACGATCAAACTGGTCTTGAATACGCTGTAACCAATCATCGTTTAATTTTGACATCATTGGTCCTTTATTGATAAGATAAACCCATAACATCCCCATACATTACCGTTTTTTCTGCAATGTCGCAATGAACTGTTGTTTTTGATCAATCATTTTGTATAGCCTGTCCCTTGCTTGTGGTACATGTAAACAGATAGTTGCTAGAGCAAAAGCTAAAACGCCTGTTCTGTGGCTATCTGTAAATTCTAAGGGTTGGCCTAAGTTTTGTCTTTTTTCTAAATCAAAAATTTCAGTCATTGTTGATTCAATATCATTAGCTTTATCTCTTGTGTTTGCGTAATTTACCATGGATTGTAACCCCTTAACCTTTCTTCAAGTTCTTTTACACGCTTTTCAAGTTTTAATATAAGTCGCGTGTTGAACTGTATGTGTTGCAATTGAGTTTTTACAACTTCCTTTATGTTAAAGTCGTTAAGGCTTGTGTCAGCAGGTAAAGTGCTGGAAGTATGCTTGTTATCACTAAGTAAGTTACCATTTCGTTTCATCCACTCCTCGGTTTGCATAAAATTACCTTTCTACATAAAAAATGTGTTTACTGATTTTAACGGTTGGCTTCATTTTTGTAGCCCATTGTGGGTAGACGTATACAGCGTGATAGAACAATGCTCCTTTACTGTAATCTGGTTTACCCATTACGAGTTCTCTCGCAAGAAATACTGCTTTTCTAAACGACGCATCGTTTTTAGGTTCATCACTTTTACCATCACAGTAAAAGCTAAACTGACATTTGTGTTTTACTGGATAGGCTTGGTTCCATTTGTGTGTAGGCCCCTGAGTAATAACACCACACACATCGTTGGGGAACCGTGGATCTTTGGCCCTGTTGAGTATAACATTGCCAACTGCTATCTGCCCATCTACAGGTTCGCCCCTTGCTTCAAAGTAAATAGCTATTGCTAGACAAGTAATTGTTTCTAACATTACTACTCCTCCTTTTTACGCCTCCATTGATTACCTTGCTTTTCCCACGCATAAGGTCTAAGCAATGCTTCAAAGGGTATACCTTCCTCTGTACCCATATCATCAAGAAGTGTGTCATAAACATCACGCTTGGGGGGTTTATTATCTTTTTTTACCATGCTCCGTCTCCGTTAAATATACCATACTTTTCAACGTCATCATCAGTAGGTACATCAGTTTCCCTACGGGTTAGCTCTTCAGCATAATCTTTAGCAATGCGGTCATTCATTTCTGCTTTGTTATGCCCTAATGCTTTGAAATATGTTCTGCGAGCATTGCAATAGCACTGGAACAACTTGGCGTTGTCATGGTACTTGTATTCTCTGGGAATAATAATCATGTGAAACACCTCTTTCTACAGGTTATGTTGTTATTAATTATATTGTACATATAAAAAAGTCAATGTTAAGCAAAAAGTGTTCGCTATTTATCGCGATCTTTGTTTCTCATTTCATTGAAAAGAGTAAACAATGTTTCTACTTTTTTAGTGAGATGTTCTACATCTATTTTAGTTTTGATAATCGCATAAACAATACCGGAAAGGATCGCAAAAACTGCGATCCCAGTATTAATTAAATCAAATACATCAAACTCATTGCCCATCAGGAATAACCCAGTGTGTTGACGTTAGGTAACCACAATTAGAGCATCCTACTGTACGTTTATCATCGTTTACTAGAAAAAACTTATTGCTTTCACATAGAGAGCATACGAGTACATCTACCTCTGTTTCTAAAAACGTACCTTTTTCTTGTTTTTTCTGGTTAAACGTAGCTTCTGCATATTTTTCTGCATCACTAACAGTTGGTTTTGACACAAATGGTATGACGTTGTCTCTTACAATACCATGAATGGTGGGATTTCCCTTTTTTTCCATGAGCATATCCTTGCTTTTTCGTTTATGTAATAATCGTGATAAGCCTGTATAGGATCACTACATTTGTACTCATCTGGCATCGCTTGCGGATGTTTTGTTACGCCCCTTGCTTTCAGCAATATAGGGGGACACCGTAAAATGGCAAGAACTGTTTCGCAAGCATGGACTTTTTCATACCTGTAAGTATACTCCTTGCATAGCGCAATGCCTAGTTTCCATAGCCAAATGTAATTTTCCACTGTTTGTCCTGCCCATAGCGTACACGGGTGCTTCTCATGTACAGGTAGGTAAGGCCCTTCGTTTTCATAACGCCAATGCACAGTAGAAAGCATTTGTGTGGTTTCTAATGGCATCTTTACAACGTGCTTATCGCAATGATACTTAGCACATTGGGTAACGTTATAGTCTAGTAAAAAAATGTTGATGCTACCATGCCTTTGTAGCTTTGCGGTATTCAGCAAGTAAATGGCCTACAACTTGAGTCAAAGTAATTTTAAACCCAAGGTTAGAGTCTAGTTCTTGTTGTAGCTCTTTTAACCCTTCGTATAATTCAAAGCTAACGCCTACGTTTTTGTTTCTTGGCTTTGCCATAGTAAATCCTTTCTAGGTTGTATTGTTTACTATGGTAAATATACCCTACAAAGCACAAAAGACCATGTTTATTTACTCAGATTATGTAAGCGTATTATCATTTTTAATGCTCTGTTTACTTGTTTCTCGTGTGGGTACTTTTCTTTTAAATACCGTATAC